TTCCGGGTAGAAGTGTAGACGTTGTTGATGCTCGCCCTGCAAATAATAGGATGACGCATTACGATCTTACAGACGAAGAAGCGTCTGCATTATCAAATGATGCAAGAGTATTAATAGTTGAACAAAAACCTGACCAAGACACTATTGAATTATTTGGTACACAGACAGCTGATTTTCAAAGAAGTAGTACTAACGGCGCAGACGATGTAAATTGGGGAACATACAGACATACACAATATCCTTATACATATACTTCTGCTAACTCTAACAGTCAAGACTACAATTATACATTAGACGGAACAGGGGTTGACCTTGTTGTTCAAGATGACGGAGTACAAGTTGACCATCCTGAATGGGAAGATGCTAACGGTGTAAGTAGATTTCAACAAATTGATTGGTATGCGGTAACAGGACTATCTGGTACAATGCCTGCTAGTCATTATCTTAATACAACAGGAGATTCAAATGCCGCAGGTGCTCATGGTAGTCATTGTGCAGGTATTGCCGCAGGTAAAACATACGGTTGGGCAAAGAACGCTAAAATATATTCTCTAAGAATATTTGGTGGTTCTGGTCATGCTATTGGCAACGATAGATATGATCTTATTAGATTATTCCATGAACAAAAACCAGTTGATCCTGATACAGGATTTAAACGTCCAACTATTGTAAATCAAAGTTGGGGATATAGTTGGTACTATAAAAACTCAGCATTTGGATCTACACAAATACAAACTCTTTTTTACAGAGGTGTAAATCAAGGTGTTGCGGCACAGGCTTGGACTAGTGGAGTATTTGCTCAATATGGTGCTGTAACAAGTAAACACCCTATGTCATATACTGTTGCAGATGTTGAACAAGAACAACTAACAGACTCAGGTGTAATTTGTGTTAAAGCCGCAGGCAACAGTTATCATCCATGTGCAGGTAGTGACACTGGACAAAAAGGTGACACGATTTATAATAGTTATTATACCCTACCAGAAACATGGGCAGGATATATTACTGCTGGTAATCCAATCTTTTACAATAGACCAAGTAGCCCACACAGCCTTGACACACTTTGGGTAGCAAATATATCACAAGATCAATATGGGTCAGAAGAATATCTTAGACAGGATAGTGAACGTGGTGCTAGAATTGATATTAGTGCCGCTGGGTCACAAATTACAAGTGCTACTAGTAGTGCTTCTGTGTATGGTACTAAACAAAATTATCCACCTAACACATCATATTCTATTGCTAGAATTAGTGGAACATCAATGGCGGCTCCGCAGATAACAGGCATGGGTGCGTTATGGTTACAAGCTAATCCAGGTGGAACTGCACAAGAACTTAAAGAGTTTCTAAGTTTAAACGCTAAAGACGCATTATATAACAGTGGTAATGCAGATAGCTTTAATGCTAGTAATTCAATACCAAGACTGTACGGAGCACCAAATAAGATAGCTTATTGGCCGTGGAATAGTCCTAACCCTATCAAGTACAAAGGTACTAGCGGTAGCGGTCAAGGATAAATACAACTACAGAAGAGAGAGAATATGGCTTTACAAAATATAAACATTGGTGCATTAGCAAACGACGGAACAGGTGACGATTTACGTGAAGCGTTTATCAAGGTAAATCAGAACTTTGATGACTTAGATTTACGATCTCCTGAAAGCACAACTGTCGCCAACATGGGTAACGTAGGTGAAGGAATATTTTCACAAAAAGTTGGATCAGAAATTCAACTTAAAAAACTCGTACAAGGTTCTAATGTAACACTAACAAGTACTCCACAAGGGATTACAGTTAATGCTACAGGCGGATTACAACAACTAACAGTAGTTTCAGACTCTGGAAGTATAGTACTTGCAGACGGTCAATCAATTAGTATTAGCGGCGGTAGCGGAGTAACTACTTCAACATCAGGTAACGTTTTAACTATTAATTCAACCGCAGAAATTGTTACAGATACATCACCAAGTTTAGGTGGAAACTTAGACGCGGCAGGGTATAATGTAACTAACGGTGGAACTATTACAGCAAGTGAATTTAGTGGCCCTGTTACAGGTAATATTAGCGGACTAATATACGGTATTGATATTAGAAGTATTGAGCCAAATACAGCAGGATTTGACTTTGGAACGCTAAGTAATGATGTAAGAGGTTTTAGTGACTGGCTACTTTATGAAACAGACATTGACTTTGGACTAACGCTAACACCAGATGTTAGAAACTTTGACGCAGGGGTATTAAGCTAATATGGCAACATTAACAATTGAATCAAATGGGTTACCAAACCCAGCACAATTTGGTAAAGCATTTGGAAACAATGCATTTGCACCTAGTGCAAATACAGCTACATCGCAATCATATAATTATTCATTTACCTTTAGGGGTGGAGAGAATACAACTAACGCACAGCTAACGACTCCACTATCACCATTAGGCATTATGACTAACGGTGTTGTGTTTTATAGTCCGTCAAGTGGCGTTGGCGTTGTTCCTCCAGCACTTGATGCTGTAGCAGATGCTCCAGGTACAGGCTTTGAATATAACGCAGTTCAGTATAGATCAAACTACGGTGGAGATGACGCAGGTGGTTGGCCAGAAAGTAACGGACAGTATCATTACATGTCATCGTTGTTTTTGTTTTTACCAACAGGTACAGCAGAAGCATCAGCGGCATGGAACACAAACATGATTACTGTAGATGCTAGTCCAACTCCAGCATACTATAATGGTTCAAACTTCAGTGGCGATTTATTTAGACACGCAGATGGACATAGTAAAATTGTAGGTTACGCTTTTGATGGTTATCCTATTTACGGACCTTATGCATATTCAGACTTTAATGATCCAGCTTCAGTAGTAACTAGAATGACTAGTTCATATCAGTTATACAGTAGTGAAAGACCAGGACGTGGGTTTTTATATTCTGAAAAAACAGCAGGGAAGTTTATTAACGATCACGAATACCAAGTTGGTACAGGTACACTAGATGAGTACAATGGTAGATTTGCAAAAACTCCAGAATATCCACTTGGAACATATGCATATCATTTAAGCGTAGATGCAAGTTTACAGCCTGTTTATCCTTACATTGTAGGTCCTAGCACCAAACAACAACGTGCATTCTAATAGTAGCGTATCCGATAAATACTAATAAGTTAAAGGATATGCACAATGGCAGTACCAAATTGGACTCAAAAATCAGACTATAATCTAGCAACTCTCCAAGAAAGAGTTACTACTTCTGTATCTTTACCACTTGATCCTACTGTTGCAGGCGGCAGTGGTTTTAATCCAAGTAATAGTTCTCTAAGTTATCCAGCACAGTCAGCATTAGGAAATGCTACAACGATTGATATTAGTATTGATCATGTTGATACTTATGGAGCTCCACAAACTACAGTATACTCTACCCCAGCAATACGTGTTCCAACTATACCTAGTTTAGCAAATAAACTAATTCCTGTTGTTATCATTATACACCCTCAGGGCAGTACTGGTGCTAACATGGTCAACGATTGGCAAAACTATTTAGGCGATCATATTATTGTTGCGCCAACTAAGCCCGGAACTGAATGGAATGTAATTGATGAAGACACTAACAAATCTCCAGATATTGGAATGTTGCGACAACTTATTACAAGACTTAAAGGTTATTCAAATGTTGATGCGAGAAGAATTAAGTTTCTCGGTATTAACAACGGTGGACTACTGGTTAACAGGGCCATAGTAGAAATTGACGATGTTGGTATTAAAGAATACGCTACTATTAATGCTCCATTATTTGACCCTATGTTTAGAAACGGAACTTTCTATTTTCCATCATCAGAAGCAATAACAGGTAATGATGCAACAAACTATAATACAAATAGTGCTGTTAAACAAGGTAAAAGAATATTAACAATACAAAGTACTGATAGTGACACAAACGTTGCTACAACGAACGATATGATGCCCTACGTTGGAGGTTATGTAGACCCTAACAACAACATAGCACCAAACTATTCAACAACACCTGTTACGTGGCTTGGCGCACAAGAAACAGCATATCAGTGGGCAAAGTCACAAGGATATATTGGCGGTGTTATACCAGATGCTGGTGGAACATTTTACGGACAATATAACACATATTATTATTCATACTTGTCAGGACAAGTATTACACTACAAAACAAGTGGTGGTGCAGACTATATAACTACTGAACTTTGGTTTAGAGAAATTGTAAGAAGTTACTTTACATATACAGAATCGATACTAAGTGATGTTTATCTAGCAAACGGTTCTACTACTAGCATCAGTTTAAACACAGATGTTATCACTTTAATCAGCGGAGAACTTCCGCCAGGAATGAGATTAAAAGAAGGCAAGATTGTTGGTACGCCTTTTGAAGTATCAAGAGATACAGAATTTAAGTTTGTGCTAAGAGCAACAAACGATGACGGTGTAAGAGATAGAACGTTTAAAATAACCGTACAAGGTCCTGATGATCCTGTTTGGTCTACTAACGCTGGACTACTTCCACTAGGAAGTGGATCTGCTACATTTATTTTAGACAGTAGTATTGTTGACTTCCAACTAGAAGCAATTGATGCTGACTTACCAACAGGGCAAACACTAGAATATTACATTGGTGACGATGATGGAACATTACCTCCTGGACTACAGCTAACAACAGATGGAAGATTAGTTGGTATTGTTGATCCTATCCTAGCAATTGATAAAAATGCAGGTAATGGATTTTATGATTCGGGACAGTTTGACAGTTATGCGTTTGACTTTGGATTACGTAGTGCTAATGGCTTTGAAAGTTATTACTACGATACTAAAGGATACGATGATGCTATCCAAACACAAAGTAGAAAAAAATTAAATCGCAGATATGCATTTGATGTTAGCGTAAGTGACGGCGACACGATTATTAAAAGATCGTTTGAAATATTTCTTGTAGGCGATGACTTCCTACGTGCGGATAACACAGTACTACAAGTTGCAAGTGGAGTGTTCAAAGCAGATAACACTTACCTAAGAACTCCTGTTTGGTTAACTCCTGCAGACTTAGGATACAAACGTGCAAACAATTATGTAACTATATTTTTAGATGTATTTGATCCGCAGGCTACATTAGGTGAGTTAACTTACGTACTGTTAGCAACTAACCCAGATAATTCTGCAAGTACTATACCACCAGGAATGGTACTAGATCCAACTACTGGAGAGATTGCCGGGCGTGTTCCTTATCAACCAGCAGTAACAAAAGAATATCAATTTACAATCAATGCACAAAGATTTACTAGCATTGGTCAAGAACTAATTGCTGAAAAGAAAAAAACATTTACAGTTAAGATCTTAGGCGAAGTTGAAAGTACAATTAAATGGACAACACTTGCTGACCTAGGAGCAATTAAAGCAAACTTTGTTAGTACGTTTTTTGTAAAAGCGTTAACAAGTGTTACTGATAGCTCATTACTATACACATTAAATAGTGGTAGATTGCCGCCAGGATTAAAATTAAACTTTGATGGTGAAATTACTGGTAAAGTTGTACAGTTTGCTACAGCTACTAACGATGGTCTTTCAACTATTGATAATAACAAGTTTACACTAGACGGTGGTACTACTACTATTGATCGTAAGTTTATCTTTACTGTACAAGCTAGAGACCGTTTTGGATTTAGTTCAACAATTAGAACATTTAATATTATTGTAAGAGATCCTGACAACCTAACATACAGTAACTTATATGTTAAGCCTTTGTTTAAAGAAACACAAAGACAAATATATAAAAACTTTATAGGCGATAGTAATATCTTTACGCCAAACAGTATTTACAGACCCAACGATGATCAGTTTGGGTTACAGAAAAATGTTAAGATGTTAGTATACGCAGGAATTGAAACTAAAGAGATTAAGGACTACGTTGCAGTATCAAGAAAAAATCACAAGCGTAAACGATTTAACTTTGGTGCATTAAAAACTGCCGAAGCAAAAGAAGCAGGATCTAATACTGTATTATACGAAGTAATTTATGTTGATGTAAATGATCCTCTAGAAGCTTCCAAAGGCACAGTAGCTAAGAATGTATCAATTGCTAATAAGAAAAAAATTACAGTTGATAGTGTTGAATTTGAAACTCGTGATGACGTTACCAAAGAAGGTGCAGGCGAAGCTGTATTCCAAATAAGAAATAGCATTAATCAAATTATTAATGTTAGAGCATTTGGTAATGATTTAGAAATTATTACTAGATCAGGATCTGTAACCTATGACGCAAATGGCACTATTGAAATAACTACCAAAAATGGTACTGTTGTTAGTGCTGGACAAATTGCTACTACTAGCAGTGATCCGTTTAGATTTAGACCAAACTATAATACACTTAAAGTTGACAGTGATGCTGTCCAAATTAGTAACCCTAACGATACAAACAGATTTATTAGTAACGTAACTAATATGCGTGAAAACGTAAGACAATCTGGCGTTACAGAAGGTAGTTTTTTACCAATTTGGATGTCAACTGCACAGGGCACAGGAGTACAGGAACTAGGATACGTTACAGCAGTACCGTTATGCTACTGTAAACCAGGAACTGCGGCACAGATCTTGTTAAATATAACTAATAGTGGGTTCGATTTTAAAAATCTAGACTTTGAAATTGATAGATACATTGTTGATGCTACTACGGGCAACAGTAATGAGCAGTATATTGCATTCGGAAATTATCAATATAATGTTTAACCCGGATAAATACATACACTAGAGAGGAACAACTATGGCAAGTAACATTGACAACACAAGTATTGATTCAACATTCCCGGTAGCTGGTCAGGATAATGACAGCCAAGGATTTAGAAATAACTTCAATACTATTAAGAATAACTTCACAGCCGCTAAGAACGAAATTGAAGATTTGCAGACAAATACTGCAAAGTTAAACGCGACTAATAACTTTCTAGGTAACGATATCAGTGGTGCAAACTTTATTGCTAATACTGAAAAACATTATCCAGGTGGAACTGTTACAGGTCCTACTAACGTAAGTTTTACAAACGGTAACTTTCAAACGTTTACTATTGGATCTAATACACTTACACTAACATTCACTGATTGGCCTGCTTCTAACAAAGTTGGTAAAATGAGACTTATGTTGTTAGATACATTAGGCGATAGTACTGCACGTACAGTATCGTTTGCTACAGAAAACGGCACTATTAAATACGGAACTAACGGCGATAATACGTTTCCATCACCATTTGTGGTAAATGATAACTCAAACCCAGTTTGTGTTGATGTTTGGACATATGATGGCGGTACTACAGTATACGCACAATACGTTGGACAATTTTCATAAGGTAATTAATTAATGGATCATCCATTACTACACGATCTCGCATCTAAAACAGAAGAAGAAATCGTTGAAAAGATTAACCAATTAACACAAAAATGGTTTCAAACAGGAAACCCCGAAGCTAAATTACAAATCCAAACAATGTTGGATACATATAAACTTGAAATGATTGACAGATCGGCAAAACAGTCTACCGGAAATGGTGATAAAGATCTTGACAAACTCATAAATGTAAGTTAATATATATGTATGCTAATGAAAACTGACAATTTAGGTATTCCTCGATTTACAAATAAAGACTTAATTGATATGATCTATACAGGACATATCGACAAGTGTCATGTTGTTCTTTGTGATCCAAGTGACGATATTGATAAGTTCAATACATTAGCAACTGATAACGGACTAGCAGGACTTAATACCTATATACCGTTAGATGTTAATAAAGAAGAATTCGACGAAGCACTCCAATCAGATTGGTTTATGCCTGAAAAGTATAAAACCATGGACCTCTATAATTACGTATTAGATAAGTGTCCAGACGATCCTGCTAAAATGGCTAGAACATGTGAAGAACTAGCAGAGTACGATAGACGTAATATGTTTGACTTATTAAAGTATATGGTATATTTGGTAGACTTTATGCGTGAGAATAACATTGTTTGGGGAGTAGGCAGAGGTAGTAGTGTAGCAAGTTATGTATTATACTTAATTGGTGTACATAAAGTAGATTCCGTCCAGTTTGACCTGGACTACCACGAGTTCATGAGATAAGTAAGTATATAACTAGGAGAATAGATTATGGCTATGAAACAAACAGGACGCAAACTTCATAAGAGTATGCAAGGTAAATCTGTAGATATGGATCTACTACGCCAACGAAATGAACTAACGCCCGCAGTAGGAAATGCTAGAGTTAATGCACGTGGCGATCAATTAGGCCCAGGCGGTCAAATTATCCGTAAACGTGATGAAATTTTAGACGAGTATTATAAAGATCATCCACAAGCAGTTGCAGACGAAGTTCCAAATAAACCTGTACAAGCAGTTGAACCTGAAGTACAAGTTGAGGCAGTTAAAGCGCCAGCTAAGAAAGCAGTAAAAGCTTCAACTTCTAAAGTAGAAGAAGAAATGAAAGCTATCGATCAAGAAGCTGATGCGTGGGTAGAAGACTCAGATGGTAATTTTGTACAAAAAGGTGATTAAGACAAATGGACGAACTTAATACAGCAATGATGGGTGCAGGCCCAAAACTAAAAACTAAGGTTAAAGGAGTAGTTCGTCCGATACACGACGGCGTACTTGCCTATAACATGGAGTTTGGTGATCGTACTACTAAAGGTGGTATTATCATTTCAAGTGACGATGGCAAAGAACGAGGCATTCGACCACGTTGGTGTCAAATTTATGCTATTGGTCATGAAAATAAAGACCCGTACAAAGTAGGCGACTGGATCTATGTAGAACACGGTCGTTGGAGTAGAGGGTTTATTACTGACGATCCAGAGCATGGTGAAATCGAACTTAGGTTAATTGACGTTGATAGCATTATGCTTCACAGCGACACTAACCCAGGCAACGATGATGCTATGGGAATGGAAAATGACTATTCAGCACCAACTATTGACCCTACCGAATTCGTTAGAACTAATACCTGGTAAACACAACAATTAAAAAAGAAGAGGATTATCTTATGGCTGAAATTGACCTTAACAAATATAAAGAGTTTGTTGACGCAGTTACATCAAAAGAGAGCTCAAGTAATGATGATTTTTCACGTCACTGGGCTCAACTAAACAACTCCAATAGAGATGTTAACATGCCTAGACTGTTAACTGCTTCTATGGGATTAGGTGCAGAGTCGGGTGAATTTACCGAAGTTGTAAAAAAGATTATGTTCCAAGGTAAACCTTTGGACGCAGATAACGTTTGGCACATGCAACGTGAGCTAGGTGATATCATGTGGTATTGGATGCAAGGCTGTATGGCTCTTGACATTGATCCAAACGAAGTTATCCAAATGAATATTGATAAACTTAAAGCAAGATATCCAGGCGGTGACTTTGATGCACACTACAGCGAAAATAGAAAACAAGGCGATCTTTAAATTAGAGGTTGACTTTTCTACAGTTATAGTTTATAATTAACGTATGAACTATGACCCTAATAATATAATAATACTTGATGACATTTTACCTAAATGGTTACATGATCAATCAGTATTGAATATTCCACACATACCAGTTAAGTTTGGTCATAGAGGATTGGGTGCTTATCAAGGCAACCAATTCTTTAGTGATCAATGGACAAATTCAGAATTAGAAAACGCTCCGTGGCAACTGAAAGCAGTTTGGCATGCGTTAGAACACCATAAAAGTCTAATTAGTGACGATATTGGTGATATTCAACTTAATCAAATTCAAGTTAATATTACAACAAGAGAACACGTTGGTGGTTTACATGTAGACAGTGGACCTGACGTACCAGCATACACAATGGTATACTTTATTACCGGAGATACTGGAATGGACTTTTGGGATAACACTCCTGAAGAAGGTGGTAAAGTATTTGACGAGGTTGAATACAAAGAAGGACGATGTGTAGTATTTCCTAGTCATTACTTACATAGGGGATTACCAATACAAGACGTAAGTCCTAGAGTTACCGCAGGGTTTGTGTTTAGTGGAAGAAGTAGTCAGTTTTCACAACAACGAAATATTATAATGCCAATATTTAAAAGTGAACAACAGAGGTTTATGCAATGACAGAGTACAACTCAGGAATTACATTTAGTAGTTTTGATTTATTTCATAGCGGACACGTTGCTATGCTTAAAGAAGCAAGTGAGAATTGCAACTATTTGATTGTAGGATTACAAACAGATCCAACTATTGATCGACCAGAAAAGAATAAACCTATTCAAAGTGTGTTCGAACGATATGTTCAATTAAAAGGTTGTAAGTATATTGATGAAATTATTCCCTATGCTACAGAACAGGATTTAAACGATATATTACTAACATATACGTTGGATCGTAGATTTATTGGGGAAGAATACCGTGACAAAGACTTTACAGGTAAGCAGATTTGTGTTGACAAAGAGATAGAATTGTATTATAATAAAAGACAACACTCATTTAGCACATCTAATTTGAGAAAACGAATAAGCGAGGCACAGAAAACATGAAAGAACTATGGGTAGAAAAGTATCGTCCTAAAACAGTAGACGGTTATGTGTTCAGAGATGAACATCAGAAGAAACAAATACAAACTTGGATTAAAGACAAGACTATTCCGCATTTGCTGTTTAGTGGTAACGCAGGTATTGGTAAGACAACACTTGCTAAACTATTGTTTAACGAACTAGAGCTAAATGATTTAGACATACTAGAAATTAACGCAAGTCGAACAAACTCTGTAGATGAAGTTAGAAATAAGATTGTTAACTTTGTGCAGATGATACCGTTTGGTGATTTTAAAGTTGTACTACTTGACGAGGCTGACTATTTGTCGCCCAACGCACAAGCGGCACTACGTGGAGTGATGGAAGAGTATCATACTACAAGTAGATTTATTTTAACTTGCAACTATCCTAACAGAATTATTCCTGCACTACATTCACGTTGTCAGGGCTTTCATATTGCAAAAGTAGATCAAACAGAGTTTACTGCCCGTGTTGCACAGATTCTTATTACAGAAGGTGTAACACCAGACTTAGACACACTAGACACTTATGTAAAAGCAACTTATCCAGACTTACGTAAATGTATTAACATGGTGCAGATGAACTCGCAAGATGGCGAACTAGTAAAGCCCAATGAAGCTGATAAAACAGAAGCTGATTGGAAACTTGATATGGTTGCATTGTTTAAAGCAGGTAAGATTACTGAAGCACGTAAACTTGTTTGTGCAAGTGCAAGAGCAGAAGAGATGGAAGAAGTTTATCGTTGGTTATATGATAACATTGAGTTGTTTGGAGATGACGATAAACAAGACAAGGCCATTATGGTTATTAAACAAGGCTTAGTAGATCATACATTAGTTGTTGATCCTGAAATTAACTTAGCCGCTACATTGATTAAACTAGCGAGGTTATAATGACATACTTAGTAGATGACGGTTGTGTAAACTGCAAACATATGACATGTGTAGAAGTTTGTCCAGTTGACTGTTTTTACGAAGGTGAAAATATGCTAGTTATTAATCCAGACGAATGTATTGATTGCGGAGTCTGCGAACCCGAATGTCCTGTAGATGCTATTATTACAGATAGCCAAGATGATGGAACCTGGCTAGCACTTAACAGTAAATATAGCAATATATGGCCCAACATTACACAAGCAAGACCGGAAGATGTATTAGCAGATAGAATTCCGATCATCGTTGGCATATCGGAAGAACCAGGACAAGGAGATTAGTACAGTATGAGCATGTTAAAGTCGTTTAAAAAAATGAGAGCAAGTCATATTTTGTTGTCGTTCAAAGGTGCAAAAAACTCTACACACAGTAGAGGCGTTGGCGAAGCAATGAAAGAAGGCGAGCGTATTACTAAAGAATTAAAAGCCGGTGGAGTTTCGTTTGATCAATTAGCAAGAGAAAATTCAGCGTGTCCAAGCAAGGACAAAGGTGGAGAACTAGGTTGGTTTGAACCAACTGACATGGTGTTAGAATTTACTACAGCATGTAACCAAATTCCCATTGGAGAATTAGGACCACATCCGTTCGTAACTGAATTTGGTGTTCATGTTATTTGGAGAACTGGTTAGTGGGTGGCAGGAAACAGACTCAAAAAGATTTTTCTGGTAACCTTATACAAGTAAGTATATTGGAAAGGGAAGTACAATATGCTAAATCATGTCTGCGTGAACACGACACAGGACATATACACACAGCCATTAGTTGGTTAGAACAAAGAATAAAGGATTTAAAAAATGAGAGCTAGATTAGTAGCATATAGCAAAGCGACACCAGAGTTTGAAGCAGAAGGTTTAACAGATCTGCAAGAGCTTATTGCATTTTGTGCAAAAGTAAGTAACCCTTCTGCACAAATTAACACAGCAACTAGCGAACGATTAATTAAATACCTAATCAAACATCAACATTGGTCACCATTAGAGATGGTTAATGCTACACTTGAGATTAAAACAACACGTGACATTGCACATCAAATTGTACGTCATCGTAGTTTTGCCTTTCAAGAGTTTAGTCAGCGTTATGCTAACCCCGAAGAACAAGGCGACATGTTTGAGTATAGTGAAGCTCGTTTACAAGACCCAAAGAACAGACAAAACTCAGTTGAAGTAGATGATGCGAAGCTACAACAAGAATGGGATTGGGCACAGAGACGTATTGCAGTACTAGCTAAGAAAGAATACGACTGGGCTATTAAAAAAGGTATTGCTAAAGAACAAGCACGTAAGGTATTACCCGAAGGTCTTACAAAGACAACACTATACATGCAAGGTAGTATTCGTAGTTGGGTACATTATATCGATCTACGTGGTGCTAATGGTACACAAAAAGAACATATGGAAATTGCTCATGCATGTGCAAAAGTAATTGCTGAAATTTTTCCGCTAATGGAAACTATTAATGACTAAACCTGATCCGGTAATATTCTTCGAGACAGAACGTTGGGCAGTACGTAAACATGCTCCTATTAGACCAGCTGGTGAGTTTTTGCCAGCGTCTTGGAAGAAGATGCCGACCTTCACTAATAAAGAACAGCACAAAATTGACAGTGATCAAACTGTAAAAGCGTGTCCTGGTATTGGTGATTATATGAAAACAGGGTTTATTATTCCTGCTTGGTGTGATATGGAAATTATTCCTAGCGATTGTGGTAACTTTGTAGAAACACGGTATAGTGATGACAGTTATAATAGTGCTTGGCATCCACCGGATCAGGTAGACAACCCTACATCACAAGTTTTACGGAAGTTTGGAGTACGGGCCGCAGTTAAGTTAGACTGTCCTTGGAAAATATGGAGCAAAGCTAACTGGAGTATAATGTACCAACCCTTGTTCTTTCATGAAGATAGGAACTACGAAGCAATTCCAGGTATTATTGATCATGATGTAGGTGCGTTAATTAGTCCTATTAACATCATGTTAAAAGAGATTAAGCCCACAATTATTAAAATGGGTGAACCTTTGTGTCAACTGATTCCTATTAAGAGAGAAACAGTTGTTGCTCGCACAGGTGACCTGAGCAAAACAAGTGTTGATAGACACAATGCAATTATTGGATTACAAAAAATAATCTTTAATGGTTGGTCTAAATGGCAACACGTTAAGAAGACCTATATCGTCGATCAAAACGATACAGATCTTCCTGGTGAAAAATAATACTATTCGTCGCCGTAAACAGCTAGAACTTCTCTAACTGCATCATGCCTTTCGATATCATGGGTTTGGAACCTGACTATGTCAATGTGCGTAGTTTCTCTATATTGTTCTAAAGATTTAATAAAGTCCAATAAACCGTTCTGATCCATTCTATCTGCTTGTGCCAAATCACCTGTTACTATCATTTGCGAGTGTTCGCCGATTCTAGTAAGTAGCATTTTCATTTGATTTCGCGTTGCATTTTGCATTTCATCAGCAACAATAATTGACTTTTTGAAAGTACGTCCTCGCATATATGATAACGGTGAAATTTCAATTACACCATCGTACATCATGCCTTCTATTTCTTTCTGAGTAAAGTACTCTTTAAAAACATCAAAGATCGGACGTGTCCACGGTGCCATTTTCTCTTCCATAGTTCCAGGCAAAAAGCCTAGATCTTCGTCAGCTGACACAGCGGGTCTTGTTACAACAATCTTATCAATAACGCCTTCCTTGAATAACTTAATAGCCACCTGGACCGCAAGTAGGGTCTTACCGGTTCCCGCAGGACCAACACCGAATACTATGTATTTCATCGGGTCCAACAGTTTTAGCATATATGTTTCTTGGTTTTTGTTTCTAGGAAGTATATTGATTGGTTTTGATTGTGGTTTTTGAAAACTAACAACGTTATTGTTATTAGCTTGGGGTTTATGAGCCTTAATAGCTCGTCTTTTAGCACCCATTAAGTTCCTCCTTCATGAGTTAATATAAAGACAGTCACTGTAGATTCACATTTAACTGTCCTACATAAATATTTACCATCGAGTAGACAAGACAAAACTGCACACTTATAGATCGCAGTCGGATAAATAAGTGTATAAGAATAGGTGAGAAAACAACATGCGTGACGTATTAGACATTATTAGTAACATCGAAAGTATATACGAAAGCGATACCGCTTTGAGTGTATTGAAAGATTTCGAAAGAGTATTAGACGAACTAGACCTCTACGTTTATGCTAATTGGGAAGATGGTGAATTAGTCGAAGGACCAATGATTACTAGGCACTGGGTAAGTGCTTCGTTTATGTGGCCTAAGGATAAAATGCCAGACCCTGCAGGTGGCAAGAGATTGCTAGACTATGACTGTTATGTGTCATACGAAAAAACTGCGGTATTAAAACCTAGAAAGATTAAAGAACCAGATGATGTTAGACCTGGTACTAAAAAAGGCAAGCTAGATAGAGAACCTGTTTGGGTAGTTACTATCAAAATGCCTAAAGAACTTATATTAAATATCTATAGTGGTTATGCTGAACAGTTAGATTATGTTAAAGAACCAGCAGTAGCAACAACACAGCCAGCAATTGATGATATAGCACAAGAAGGCGAAACTGCCGCAGTTGAAGGCGGAGCAGTATAATGGGATTACAAGCAGGCGACCTTAACGATTTAATATTACCTATCTTTGAAATTGATAGTTTCAAAAGTAAAATGGGTGATGACAAGGATATTGTAGTATGCAGTTTTAGTTGCATGTCACAAGCACCAGCAAAAGACTTAATGAATTTCTTTGAGAAGGGTTATCCTTTTGTATTAGATGCTGACGTTACATCAGGCGAACAAACAGACGGTACATATAAAGTATTTGTTGAAATTGAACGTATGAAAGATGTTCCAACTCAGATTATTGAGATGCTAGACGGTGTAGGCAAACTAGCTAGTATTGATAAATTTAAATTCCGTTATTATAAAAGTTTTAAGAGTCAAGATGCAGGGATGGAAGCACTAGGTGAAACTATTCCGTTAGACAAAGCTGACTACGAGATTAAAGTTAACGAAAGTAACATGGACAACTATAAGAACTTCTTTAATAAGAGTTACATTGATAGTATTGACCTAGTTGAAAACAGAATTAAATTTACCAAAATATGGACAGAAGCACTTACATATAACGTGTTAGATTTTGGTGAGACTACAGAGATTAATAAGACGATTACTGAGAAATATGATGTCAATTCTTTTCCAGAAGTAATTTTCCTTACTAAATATATTGGAGACTACAATATAGGCAAGTATGGAGATAAACTATTAATTGAAAATAATGGTTATACAGTAGTCCTTAAAAAATAGGAAACCTAGAGAATGGCCAAAGAACATTTTAAATTCGACTTTGAACCGTGGATGGCTGAAGAGCTTATTCATAGAGATGATTGGAAGGATTGGTATGAAGCAATGCTTGAAATACTTCCGTTATGGGAAGTAAATTCCATTGAAAGAGTTGCTATGTTTGTTGCTCAGTGTGGACACGAAAGTGGTGGCTTTAGAACACTAAGCGAAAACTTAAATTATAGTGCAAGTGCATTAAATAAAATATTCGGCAAGTACTTTGTACGAGCAGGAAGAGACCCACAACCATATCACAGACAACCAGAAAAAATTGCAAACGTTATTTACGCTTCACGCATGGACAACGGCGATACTGCTAGTGGTGATGGTTGGAGATTTAGAGGTGGTGGCATACTACAGCTAACTGGGCGTTACAACTATACAGAATTTAGTAAAGCAGTTGAAATGTCTCCTGAAGAAGCAACTGATTATGTACGCACAAAGAAAGGCGCACTAGACTCAGCTTGTTGGTTCTGGGATACAAACGGCTTAAACAAATATTGTGACGGTCAAGACATTGTCGGAGCAACAAAACGTATCAACGGTGGTACAATTGGTTTAGAAGATCGTAAGAAACATTACATACATGCTTTAGATGTATTAGGTGGCGACTATGAAGAACCAACAGTTGATTATAATCAAACTATTCGAGTAGGATCACGTGGTCCACTAGTAGCAGAAGTACAAGAGAAACTTGATATTTCACCTGCTGATGGCATCTTTGGTCCAGGTACTGCACGTATTGTTAAAGAATGGCAAGGCGCTAACGGCTTAACTGCTGACGGAATAGTAGGACCAAATACAATAAAAAAGTTACTAGGGTAAACACTATGTTTAGTTCAATCAAGATTGCAATGATAGTAATAATGTTAGCCGGTGCTGGCGGCGGATTTGTATACGTTAAAACTTTAAAGTCAGATCTCGCAACATCAGAAGCAAACAATTTGAAGTTAGAACAAAGTGTTGAAAGTCAAAAACAAGTGATTGCCCAAGCAAAAGCTGACTTTGAATCACAAAGAAAAATTACAGCTAACTTAGATGCACAAAACAAATCATTACAAGCTGAATTTACAGCGTTAGATAAACGCTTTAATAAAATCAACGGTCAAGGTCAAGTACGTGACATAGGCAAACTTGCAGATGAACGTCCTAAATCAGTTGAACGAGTTATTAACGGTGCGACTACAAAAGCAATGAGATGTGTAGAAATTGCTATGGGGTCACCATTAACGGAGAAAGAGAAAAATGCTACTAAAAAGTCTGAAATCAACTCAGAGTGTCCTAGTATTGCTAATCCTAAGTACATTCCTTATTAGTGGATGTAGTTCTGTTAAGCATCTAGAGATCTTTAAAACAGAAGTTCCTAGAGAACCTCTTGCGTTGCCTCTACCGTTAACTCCAAAGCTAGAAGAAATTAAATGGACTATTATTACATCTGATAATGCAGACGAAGTGTTTGCTAAACTTAAAGCAGGTGGAGTAGATCCTGTGTTGTTTGGATTAACAGATGACGGTTACGAAGCTCTAAGTAAAAACTTTGCACAGATACGTGCATACATGCTACAACAAGACGAAATTATTAAGTCATATAAAGAATACTACGAAACGATCGAAACCCCTAAAAAGAAATAATGACCAGAAAAACTAATACAATGTTAATAGGCTTGTTAGGTACAATCTTAATGGGATTGGCTACATGGACTTTAGTAACATTGATAGAGCTACAACTTCTAGTAACTATGATTCAACAAGATTTATTCAGTATTGATAAACAATTTGGTAGAGTATATAGTTTTATAGATTCAGTTAGACAGAAGTAATGCGTTACTGTGTAGTATTACTATTACTTCTTATGACGGCATGTACTGCTCAACGATGCGACTTGGGTGCTACAGTCGATATAGAGTTTAAAAACCCTCCTAAATCCAGCGATAATCCCCCTACAACTACAGAACGTATTAAAGGTGCCGTGAATCCAGGTGGTCAGGTAACTTGTTCATTCTAATGTGGACTTCAGAAGAATATGAGTTCGAATAAATACACATATATAATTTAAGGAGAAACTATGCTTGATATACTAAGAGAAATGACCAACGACATGCTATGGTTGTATACAGCTATTGCAGGTTCTATCTTTGGAGCATTGTTTATTGCATATATGAAGGACACACGCATATCATTATGGGTGTATGGAAAGTGGGACAGTTTTTTAGATACGGTTAGAGATCGGTTTGGCTGGACTTGGTTTAACCAAGATCCTAATGCATGGAAGAAAGTAAATCCAAATATTGCTCGAAAGATTGATGAGCTAGAACAGCGTATTAATAAACTAGAGAGGAAGAATCGATGACAAGTGATGTACGTTTGAAAGAAAACGTTCAGTTTGTAGCTAAAGTTAACGGCTTAAACACTTATACATACAACTATGTATGGGATAATGCAATACAACACGGTGTAATGGCTCAAGAATTACTTGAAACACAATACGCTGATGTAGACTATAGTAAGCTACCAAGCATAAACTAATTAAGCAAAGGTTGTTCGATTTATTTTGGACAACCTTTTCTTATGACTGATAAATACTAATGATGAATATATTTGACCAATTTGGAATGGAACTCGGTGATGTACTGGCTCCGTGGATCGCTATACTAATTTCGATTAGTGCGGCCTTTTGGTTTAAAGACTTTGCTACAAATTTAATGCAAGGATTAAAGTTTAAAATGAATCCTGCGTTTAATGAAGGTGATGCTATTATATTAGACGATGAAGATGCTATTATAGTTAAAGTAGGGTTACGTGAAAGTGTGTTTGGAGTATATACTGCTAAAGGATATACTTGGAGATACATTCCGAACGACCGTATTAAGTTTCACAAGTTAGAAAAAGTTATTAATAAAAATTTGCACTTAGATACCGATGCTGAGAAAGGTAGACGCATACAAGATATGATTGATCAGGCACAGACTGATGCAATTAAAGCTAACAAAGAGAATATAGAGGAAATGAAAAATGCCAAGAAAGAAACTTGAAGACTTAGATAAGCCCATTGGGCCAGCAGTTGAACCAAAACATGATGCAGTAGTTGTTGCAACTCAAGAGAGTACAACACGCAAAGTTAAACTAGACTTAGAAGTTGATACAACTGTAAAAGATCTAGGACCAAATCCTTATGTTAAACTTATACATATGGCAAAAGCTGTAGATAGCTGGAGAATTTTTCCTCGTGTGTTTATTACAGTTTACATTGTGTTACTATATCAAGTAGTACATTGGTACATGGCATTAGGCGCAGAAGCAACTATGGAACAATCAGGATTAGTTAGTGTTGTTGTAGGCGCTGGAGCGGCTTGGTTCGGACTATACACAGGGTCTAGTAAAAAATAATACTTGACTTTCAACTATTTGTGTTGTATAATACGTCGACACAATAAGACATCAAAATATAATAGGAGTGAAAATGGTTTTTGGAATTATACTAATGGCAGGTTTGTTTGTCGGTACTAATGCAGAGTTCTTTAACGCAGTTGATCAAGACTCAAAAGACGGAATGACTTGGCATTATGTCGGTAAGCAAGTTCCAGATGGAGCGCCGGCTATTACAATTAAAAATGAAGAGACTGGCGAAGAATTCATCTACTTCAAAATGAAAAAATAATGCTTGACAAACGCCTAATATAAGCGTATAATAGTAATATGGATTATTATCAAATATTAGGCGTTTCTCGCAACGCTTCGACAGCAGAGATCAAGAAAGCATACAAGAAGCAAAGTATGCAACATCATCCTGATAGAACTGGTGGAGACGACACTCAGTTTAAAAAAGTTAACGAAGCGTACTCAGCACTAAAAGATCCGCAAAAAAAACAAATGTATGACCAGTTTGGAACTGCTGATCCTCAACAGGCTCAGTCACAACAACAAAGTCATTTCTCACAACAGTTTGGCGGTGCTCAATTTGAAGATATATTTGGGTCTATGTTTGGACAACAACAAAGACAACGACAAATGCGTAACCAAGATATAACCATTGCCGCTGATATTAGTTTAGAGGACATTGTTTCTGGTAAAGATGTTATAGCAACTTATAGATTGCCAAGTGGTCGAGAAGAAACTGTAAACATTACTTTACCTCCGGGTATACAGTCAGAAGATAGAATTAGATATCATGGTATGGGTGGCGACATTGTCCAAAATGCTCCAAGAGGAGATTTACATGTCGTTATACGAGTCAGAAGACACCCCGACTATGACGTAGATGGCATAAATTTATATATAGAGAGAAAGTTAAATCTATTTGATTTTATCTTAGGCACAAATATACAGGTCAAAACAATCCACGGACGTACTCTAAGTGTTAATGTACCAGCTGGATCTAACCCAGGCACAACTTTTAGTATTGGCGGACAAGGATTGCCTAACAAACGGTTAGGAAAAACAGGAAACTTATACATTAAGGTACAAGGGGTTACCCCAAAAATTGATAACGAATTAACCAGAGAAAAGTTAAGAGAAATACAAGATGAAACTAAAACTAGTTAGATATCCTGATCCATTTTTAGCAAAAGAAGTAGCACCGTTTGACTTTGACAAGTACAACGCTGTCGAAATTGAAGCTGAAATGATTAGACTTATGGAAGAAGAGAAGGGTGTTGGACTATCTGCTAACCAAGTAGGTCTTGATGCACAGATTTTTGTTATGAAACCAGACGAGTTGAAAGGACACGAAGACAACAAACCATTTGCTATAATTAATCCTAAGATTACAGCAGTTAGTCAAGACACAGTACTTGGCGAAGAAGGGTGTTTAAGTTTTCCTTTACTGTTCTTTAAAGTAAAAAGACCAACAGGAATGGTAATAGAGTATCTTGACTCTACTAACAAAGAGTGTACAATAGAACTAGTAGGATGGAATGCAAGAATTGCAGGACATGAATACGATCACTTATACGGTATTAACTTTACAGACCGGGTAAGTAAACTTAAACTCGACATTGCTAAGAAAAAGCAAATGAAATTATTAAAACGATTTGGAGCATATATAACATAATGGTTGAACCTAGCGAAAACTTACAGAAGATATTCGATAAAGCAACAGAAGTTACTAAGCAACTCAGCCATGAGTATCTTACCTTAGAGCATTTGCTATTTGCAATGCTATGCGAGGAAGACTTTTCGAATATAGTATCAGGGTACGGAACAGCTGATCCTGAGTTTATGAAAAAGAATGTTGAAAATTATCTAAAAACTAAATGCACTGATTTGTTAATGGTTGAAGTACCTAAGAAGTACAAGCCTAAGAAAACACAAGCAGTAGAGCGTGTATTAAACAGAGCATTTACTCAAGTGTTATTCAGCGGACGCAATAACATTGAAGTTACTGATGTGTTCTTGAGTATGTTCAACGAAAAGAAAAGTTGGGCATTGTACTTTATTAGTGAAACTGGAATTGAAAAAGAAAAGTTTGCAGACTATCTAAACAACGAGCTTGAAGCAAGTTATGAAGATGAAGAAATGCAAGGCATGGCTACTAGAGCATTGCGTTCATTTACTACAAACCTTAATATTGACGCTGAGACAGGTAAGATTGATCCTGTAATTGGACGTTCAGAAGAACTCGAAAGCATTGCACTAGCACTTGGTCGTCGACAGAAGAACAACGTACTGCTAGTTGGTGAGCCGGGTGTAGGTAAAACTGCTATTGCAGAAGGACTTGCATACAATATTGTAAATGGTAAAGTGCCTGAATTCTTAAAAGAGTATTCAGTGTATAACCTAGACATTGGTAGTATGTTAGCTGGTAGTAAGTACCGTGGAGACTTTGAAGAACGCTTTAAATTAGTTATTGCTGGACTTAAAAAGAAAGGCAAGACTATTATGTTCATTGACGAAGCACACATGATAAGTGGTGCTGGTGCTGGCGGTGCTGGACAGTCAAATGATCTAGCAAACATGTTAAAGCCTATTCTTACTAAAGGTAATATTAAAGTAGTTGCTTCAACTACATGGGAAGAGTATCGTAAGTTCTTTGAAAAGGATCGTGCATTAATGCGTAGATTTGCTCGTGTAAGTGTTGACGAGCCTAGTAAAGATGTTACTAAAGATATTCTTACTGGTATTAAAAAGTATTACGAAGAATTTCATAAAGTAGAAATTACTGAGGCGGCTATTGATACTGCTATTAAACTTAGTATCAAATTTCAAACAGATAAGAAGCTACCAGATAAAGCTATTGACTTACTAGACGTTGCATGTTCAAGATTTAAACTTAAAGAAGATACGTCTAAAGTAGTTGGCATGAGAGAGATTCAATTTGAACTTGCTAAGATGATTAACTTGCCACCTGAGCAGATTATGGAAACTGAAACAAGTAACCTTGCTAACTTAAATCATAATATGAAAGCAGAGATCTACGGACAAGACGAATCAATTGATAGTATTGTAGATAAGATTCATGTTGCTCAAGCAGGACTTAAAGCAGATAATAAACCAATTGGTTCATTTGTGTTTATGGGTCCAACTGGTGTTGGTAAGACTGAAACTGCAAAACAATTAGCTAGTCAACTAGGTGTAAAACTAATTAGATTTGATATGAGTGAATATCAAGAGAAGCATAGTGTTGCTAAACTTATTGGTTCACCTCCAGGCTACGTTGGCTTTGAAGAAAATTCAGGATTACTTATTACTAAAGTACAAGAAAATCCTAACTGTGTACTACTGCTTGATGAAATTGAGAAGTCACATCCAGATGTTAGTCAACTATTATTACAGATTATGGATAACGGATTTGTTACAGGTTCAAACGGCAAGACTGCTGATTGTAGAAACATTGTAATGATTCTTACAACTAACTTAGGTTCCGCGGAAGCTGAAACTAATACAGTTGGCTTTGGTGAGATGGAAAAAGAACACGATGATAGTGAACTTAAAAAATTCTTTGCTCCAGAGTTCCGTAACAGACTTGATGGTATTATGACATTTGGTAAGTTAGATAAAAATACAATGATTAAAATTGTAGGTAAGTTCTTAGTTGATCTTAAAGTTATGCTAACTGACAAAGATGTTGAAACTACTATTTCCGATGAAGCTATTGACTTCCTTATTGACAAAGGCTTTGATAGTAAAATGGGTGCAAGACCGTTACAACGTGTTATTGATAACGATATTAAGACTCCGCTATCTAAAGTATTGTTGTTTGGTGAATTGAAAAACGGCGGTACATTACATATCGATGTTAAAGATGGTGCATTTGATTTAACATCAGTTAAGTCTAAGGTTAAGGAGCCAGAAACCGTTGATCAAGATTGACTCAACTAAACTATTCTTTGACAAATACAAATATAAAGTAGACTTGTCAAACGCACTAGGGCATGTTTTTAGAAATAAGAACATGTCCTTTGCACGAAAGTCAATCGATAGTGCATTAGACCAAGCAACTGGTAATGGGTTCCTTCGTATAGGAATGAGAGATGTACGAGTAAGTCAAGAAGAACTAAAAGACTTACAGACTCTATTACATGAATTTACTAATCAAGAAGAAGACTATAAGCTACGTTGCGAAACGTGGCACTTAGGTATATACACTAATAACTTTGAATGGGTTAAGCAACTAAACAGTAAATTAAATGCTGTGTGTTCTATACACATGCCCAGAGATAATGCTGATCTTCCTAAGGGTGTTATTATTAACGACACTATTAAGTTTGCTTATAAGGTTACACTTAACGGATCAGCAGATCCTAACTTAGCTGGATTTTGTTTAAAACATAAAGACAAAATTAAGATAGGTGGCGTTGTATTAAGTGACATTAAAGGTGGGTATAATCTAAAAGGAAAGTACATGTACGTTAAAGATCATGCTACTATAACACTAATAAGATTGTTTTTAAAGCGAGACTTCATGCGTATCGATAAAATCGTATCGAGTACAGAACTAGATAAATAACTATATGTCCAATAGTATAACAATATTAACACAGAACGTTCACCCAGCAGATAGTACTACACAAGCTGTTACAGGTGAACCATTTAAAGGCGATGGCTACTACGGTCGTGCAGATGGTTTCCATACTGTACAATATAACCTAATAGCTTTCAACGGAACTATAAAGATGCAAGGAACCCTTGCCGTAACACCAACTGACAGCGACTGGTTCGATGTTGATGGTACTAGCGTAACAGGATCCGATGGTGGGTATTTTAAAAACTTTACAGGAAACTTTGTTTGGGTTAGAACTGTGGTAAGTTATACATCAGGAACAGTAACTAGTGTACTGTTAAATCATTAGGAGATAAGATGGAACATTTTGTAAGAATAGTAATGGAAAAACAGGAAACAACTAAGTTGTTAGACGAAAGTATTTTTCCTGACCAAAACCTTTACGAAACTGAGCAAGGTGGAACAGCATGGGAAATTGCTTTACCAAGACAACTTTCAGAAGACGAATCAACTGAGTATGCTAACAAACTAGCAAACTATATGTTCGAACAAGGTTACGATGACTTTGATATTGAAATTAGTGCAGGTGTTGGCGAAGAGCTTGAAGAAGAAACATATGACGATGATGACGAGTTCTTTGAACAGTATGGTGTTATGCATTGGAACGAAGATGATGATCCAATAGACGAAGCAGAGTATCAAGGACGTAAAGTTAAACTAGGCAAGCCTATGCAAGGTGATGTCAAGAAATTTAAAGTATATGTAAAAGATCCTAAGACAGGTAATACTAAAAAAGTTAACTTTGGACACGGCGGAAGTAGTGTTAAAGGTAAAGCTATGAGTATCAAAAAGAATAATCCAAAAAGACGTAAGAGCTTTAGAGCAAGACATAACTGTGACAATCCAGGACCACGTACAAAGGCACGTTACTGGTCATGTAGGAAGTGGTAATATGAGAATTAACGAGTTTACGGATTTTGAAGTAGAAAAAGAAAATGATTTAGGATTTGATGTCGTTAGTGACATGCAAGTGTTTATGAAGAACGATCCAATGTTCTATCGTAAAAAGTATTATCCAACAATGTGTAATATGCAATCTAAATTACAAGGTGGCAAAAGTCCTATGCCAACTGACTTAACAGATATGATTACAGCAGGTGCTGAACATTACTGTAAACAGTTTGGTATTAACAAACGCCCATCAGAACTATTAACGAAAGAAGATGCTAAATCATTAGCTGAAATAATCTTTAGCGAGGAAATGACCGCACTTAGAGACGGAGAGTATTAATGTTTCTAAGAGAGTTATTTGAAGCACCCAAAACTGCGGTGTTTGCATTTGGTAGAATGAACCCTCCCACTATTGGACACGCTAAATTAGCTGACGTAGTAAAGTCACAACAAGGTGATCCTTTTCTATTTTTAAGCCAAACACAAAAACCTAAAACAGATCCACTACCTTTTCCAGAGAAGATGTACTTCGCATCGAAGAGTTTCCCTGGAGTTGAAATTGGTGATCCTAAAGTAAAAACTATTATCCAAGCAATGCAGAATTTAGAAGCTAAAGGTTACACAGACATTGTGTATGTAGCAGGTAGTGATAGAGTTGATTCATTTACTAAACTATTAAATGACTACAACGGCAAAGATTATAAGTTTAACAGTATTAATATTGTAAGTGCAGGCGAACGTGATCCCGATGCAGAAGGTGCTGAAGGCATGAGTGCAAGTAAAATGAGAGCCGCGGCACAAGAAGGTGACTACAATAGTTTCAAGAAAGGTGTTGCTAGTCCAATGTTTGCTCTTTCAATGTACGACCAAGTTAGAAAAGGTATGGGCATTGCTACAGAAGATGAAAGTTTAGACGAATGGGCAGTACCTGCTCTTAGAGGCGTAATGGCTGTTGGTAAAATTGGTAAGTTCTTTTGGAACAATAAATGGGCCATAGGGTTCTTAACTGCTACTTGGAAAGTTTATCCTTGGGTAAGAGATGCAGTAAAATGGGCTAACAGATTCTTAGATCACCCTGTTACACAAGCACTAGGCAGATACGGATTACCAGCTGTTGGTATTGCAGTAGCACTATACGGTGGAACGAAACTGTATAACGAGTTAATTAAAACAAAAGACGAAAAAGAATTAGAAAAAGTATTAACACAATTTGAAGTTGATAGAGACGAGTTAAACAAATTAGAAGACATGCTTATTTCTGCTATGAAAGAAGGTGACGGACGTAAGAAAGGTATCCACGGTAAAGGACATCCTATGCGTAAGAAACAACAAGCCGCAATACATGCTAACGAAAGTAGTAGTAATTTAGAACAAGACTTAATTGATATGTACAAAGGCGATGGTGAAGCTGGCCTTGCAATGTACATGGTTGATTATTTAAAGTTTACAGAGAAAGAAGTTTCACAAGCATTTAAAAAAGCAGGCGGCGATATCTATAAAATGATTAGTAATGTTGCCTCTATGAAAAATGAAGGTGATCTAATTCCTAATCCTAAAAGTAGTACGTTAGCAAAGTCAGACACAGCGTATGATTTTATTAAGCTAGGTACACACCTTGCAAACACAGATACTATGGACCCAGACGATGTTAATCCATCTGAGCCAGATGTAATGATTGTTCCGTTTAGTCCTGAAGAAGATGAAATTATTAAAGTAGCTCTAAAGAAGATGGGCTATAAGACACAAGACGCAGGTGGAAACAAAGATGCACACTACGATGAAAACTTTGCAGACGGCAAGAAGCCCGGACGTAAAGGATTAGCCAAGCGTAGTGGAGTTGATACTAAAGCAAGTGTAAGTAGTTTAAGAAAAACTGCAAAAGGTAGCAGTGGCGAAAAGCAACGTATGGCACATTGGATGGCTAATATGAAAGCTGGTAAGGCCAAAGCAAAGTAATGGATGAACTAGAACGTATAATTCAACTTGCAGGCGTAAACGAATATAAAGGTTACTCCGAATATAAGATTGACGAAAACCCTAGTATCACTGCAACAGCTCTAAAACAAAAAGAAAAAAAATTAGGTTTAAAACCTGGTGATCAAGATTGGTTTAAACTTTGGTTTAATAGACCTTACATGACTAACCAAAATATGCCACAAGGCTTTAGAGGACGTAAAAAGAAATGAGGTGGCATGAGATATCTAAGCTATCAGAAGGCGTCGGTCTTATTGTACCTGGTGTTAACACTACTCCCGATGTAGGTCCTAACCAAACTAGTATTGAAGCAAAGAAACTTGGTTTTTCGGTTGACAAAGCCGGTAAACCCAAGTATACTATGCATAAGAAAGCAAGTAAGAATACAAAAGCAAATACTTTATATAATTTAGGGATGACCGAGTCGCAGATAAAAGAATTACAAACTAAAGAACTATCAGCTGTTAGTGAAATCTATGTAGACATGGACGGTGTACTTGCAGACTTCTTTCCAGCGTGGAAGAAACTTGTAGGAAAAGATTGGCGACAAATTACAGATATTGAAGATGCATTACAAAAGATTAGAGACAAAGATGACTTTTGGTTAAACTTACCGTTAACAGCAAATGCACAAAACTTACTAAACATTATTAAGGATCTTAAAGGCGAGTATACAATACTAAGTGCGCCACTAGCAAACGATCCTAGAGCAGAACCACACAAGCGTGAATGGGTTAAAAAGAACTTAGCGTTTTTTCCGCCTAAAGAAGTTATTGTTTCCGCTGACAAGTATAAGTGGGCAAAACAAGCAGACGGTACACCTAACATACTAATTGACGACTTTGGGTCTAATATTAGAAATTGGGAATCAAAAGGTGGCGTAGGTTTCAAACATAAAGATCACAAGTTTGAACGTACTGCTGGACTATTGAAAGATTATTTTACTAAGCCCCCTAAAGAAGGATAAATAACAGTATGTTAATACGTGAACTATTTCAAAAGGATCTTGGTGAAACTGCCACAGCAGGCGGTACAAGTGCAGGTGCTATTGCAACTGTAGCTAATCCAGTACATGCACAGGGTCAAATTCCACGTGACAAGAATGGTGTTCCTAAGAAGAAAGCTAAAAAGAACAAAGACGGAACTGTAGTTAATGCACTAGATGCATCAGACAGTTTCTTTGGGGCCAAGATAGCTAAACGATAAATAGTAGTAAGCAAAAGGTGATGAATATGAATAAGAAACAATTAAAAGAAGGTTTAGCAGATATGGCTTACAGAGCTGAATCTGACCATGAAGTACAAATGGCTCGTGCTGAACTATACAAGATTGCAAAGTACAGTATCAAACTACACGAAATGCTAAAAAACGTATCTGAGCAAGAAGGCTTAGAGGGTTGGGTACAATCAAAAATTACTAAATCAGCAGACTACTTAGGTAGTGTTTATCATCACATGGACTATCAAGTTAAGTTTGACGAAGTTGCAGAATCAAAAGACACACATTGTTCAGACAAGTGTTGTGGTGCAGACGTTAAAGCAGAAGATTGTAAATGTGCTCCAACTTGTAAACATTGTAACTGTAATGCGGTTGCAGAAGATTTAGCACCTACAAAAGATCAACTTAAAGGCAAAGAGTTAGATGCTCTTAGAAATAAGAATGTCGCAAAGATGGATGCTGAAGATAAAGCCGCTAGAAAAAAACAAGCAGATAAATTTGCCGCAATGAAAAATGAATCAACAGATTATAAAACATCATTGATGAATAAATTATCAGCATCATTAGGAGAATAATATGTTTAAACCAGTCGACACAGACGCAGTCTTTAATAGAGTTAATGCACAAAATACAGCACCAGTTGTAAAAGGTCCACCACCTGTAGTAACAGCAGTACAAACAAATGTTACTCAGAATGGCAACGCATCTGAAGCAGAAAAGATTAGAGCAATGGGTGATAAACTTTCAAAGATTTGGCTTGACAAGTAATGAAGTTAACTGATTTATCAAATGAGTTCGATAACATCAACGAAGCTCCACCCGGTGGTTGGTTAAACACTAAAGCATCACTTGGCAAGATTGACAACTATGTACAGAATACTAGAGTTGCTAGAGGCTTAGATGCTATTGCAACTAAAGCGTCAACTAAGTATGGTGGCGCACATGGTAATAAAAAGCCTATAGATCCAAAAGGCGGTATTGACGATAAAGAAACTGATGATTGGATTAACAAAGGTGACACTTCTAAAAAAGACGATAAGCCCAAAGATAAAGCTACCGCACCAAAACCTAATGCACCAGAACCAAAGAAAGTAAGCGACCTAAAACCAGGTAGTGCTTATAACGATGGAACTGCAACTTGGACGTGGACTGGAACAGATTGGTCCGACGGTGCAGTTAAATTAGATCCTGAAACAGGATTTAAACAATTTAAAAAAGCTAAAAACAAATTTGTAAAAGAAGTAGCTGGACCAGACAAGTGCTGGGATGGTTATAAAAAAGCCGGTACACAAAAAGGTACAGGTAAGAACAAAGGTAAGCGTGTAAACAAATGCGTTCCTGAAGCACCCGGTGCACCAGACGTAGCACCTGATCCAAAACTAGCACAACAGGTTGCACAGAAAGCAACTGCACTTAAAGGTGTTATTGGTGGTAAGGCAAGTGGTGCTCAAGTTGCAAAAGGATTAGATAAAATATCCTCAGGCGAAACATTACCTCCAAATATTATTAAAGCTATTGCACCATATGCAACTGCTATACAGAGCATGATGTCAAATCCTCAACTGTTTGGTAAGTTCAAAGCACTTATGAAACAAGCTGAAGCTGGACAGCAACAAGCTGAACCTGAGCCAAAGTAATGGCCGCTAACGGAATATCAACACTAGCAAACAAAAAGCTAAGACAAGATACTAAACTTGCTAAGGCACTTGCAAAGCGTGAAGGCAAAACAGTTGCCGCAAATGGTACTATTAGTGGATCAACAGATACAGATGCTGTTTCTTACAGAGCAAGAAATACACTTGATGCTACACAACTACCCACAAGATATAAAACAGACAATACATTAGACAATAATGCTAACTCAGGCGGACTTGTAACAGGTCGTCCTTGGACTGCTTAACCAGCTCTAAGACTATTTAAACCCCCCCTATATAAATATTTGCATGATACCAAACGTGCAAAACTTAACCTTCAGCGAAACAGCCGATGTATTTACAATGGTGTATCCCGAAGCTGAAACAATTAACCCGATACTCGCAGAGAAGATTCGAGCCCAGGGTGACCTTCAATATAGAAAAACAAACGTTCAAGCTGACATGACTAAATGGACAATGTTTAAAGATCCCGATTTTGAAAAGATAATTAATTTTGCAATTGACGTTGTCAAAGCTGGTCTTGACTTACCAAATTTAGGAGAGTATGTTATTACTGATTGCTGGGGTGCATTATATAGAAAGGGCGACAGTTGTAATGCCCATGCACATCACCCTGCAATTTGGAGTTTTACATATTATGTAGATGCAACACCTGAAGATAGTCCTTTAGTGTTTCCAACAAGCGGCAATGCAATATATCTAAATTCAGGACTTATGGTTGTATTTCCAGGGTGGGTAACACATAGCGTACCAGAACAAAAGAACGATCGAGAAAGAATAGTCGTAGCGGGCAATTTAACTATTGAGCGACCACAGGCCGAATAAGTTGTTGACAAACAGTTTTAGTTCGTGTATAATGTATATAACAATTAAGGAGAATACAAGTGAGTGATAGAACATACGGTGTTGAAGAAAAAGCTAAACTAGAGCGTTTGGTTAATGAAGGTGCTAACGTTATGCAAGAGATTGACGATTTAAGTGCAGGTCTTAAAGATACTGTTAAAGCAGTAGCAGAAGAACTTGACATGAAACCAAGTCTTATTAACAAAGCAATTAAAGTAGCATTCAAAGGTGATTGGCATAAAGTTGCTGATGAATTTGATGATTTAGAGACTCTTGTCGCAACAGTCGGCAAGGACAAATAGGTTTGAATAACGTAATCAAATTCTTTAAAAATAGCTACAAACTAAGTCCTGTTGCATTCTACTGCGAAATGGTTGAGGCGTTGTTCTTAATCACTGCGAGTGCAATTTTGAGCTTTACTATATTAGATCCTGCAACAACAATATTTGTACCACTATACTTAATTGGAAGTGTTTTGGGTATTGTTAGTGCAGTTATTAGGCAAGCGGCATTTGTAATTATCCTATGTAGTTGGTTCTCAGCAATGAACGCATGGGCATTAGTACAGTTGTTTATATTATGAAATATATGGTTGACATAGACGGAACAATCTGTTATAATAGTAACAGTGAGTATGTATTAAGTGAACCTGACGTACAACGTATACAGCATTTTAATAGGTTGTATAATGAAGGCAATGAGATACATTATTGGACTGCTAGAGGCGGTACAACAGGCAAAGATTGGAGTGAGCTTACTAAAGACCAGTTTGCAGAATGGGGTGTATTGTACACAACATTAAGTTTTAGAAAGCCGCATTATGACATTTGGATTGACGATAAGGCACGAGAGGCAAAAGAATATTTTAAAGAAGAAGGTAATCGTCGGCCATAAGCGACACTATTGGTATTTGTCAGCCTCAAATGACATGCAAGGAGAATATATATGAGTTATGTAGACGCACAATTTGATCGCGACCAAGACGTTATCAGAGTTGTGGAACGTAAAGACGGCAAACGATCTTACACAGAATACCCAATTAAGTACACCTTCTATTACAAAGATCCTAAGGGCAAGTACAAAAGTATCTACAGCGATCCCCTAAGTAGAATTATTTGTAAAAATACAAAACAGTTCCGTAAGGAACTTGCAATCAATGCAAACAAAGAATTACTCGAAAGCGATATCAACCCAATCTTTCAATGTCTAAGTGAAAACTATTTAAACGTAGAGTCACCTAAACTAAATGTTGCGTTCTTTGATATTGAGACTGACTTTGATCCAGAACGTGGGTTTGCTGATCCTAGTGATCCGTTTATGCCCATTACTGCTATTAGTGTACACCTACAATGGTTAGATACTCTAGTTACATTTGCAATACCTCCTAAGGGGTTAAGCATGGCAGACGCAGAAAAAGAGTGCGAAGAATTTCCTAATACTTACTTGTATGAAAAAGAGTCTGATATGCTAGAAGCATTTCTTGACATTATACAAGATAGTGATATACTAACAGGTTGGAACAGTGAAGGATATGATATTCCTTATACTGTGAATCGTGTTGCTCGTGTACTAAGCAAAGATGATACAAGACGTTTTTGTTTATGGAAACAACTTCCTAAGAAACGTGAATACGAAAAGTATGGAAAACAAGCCGTTACTTATGACCTAATAGGCAGAGTGCATTTAGATAGTTTAGAATTGTATCGTAAATACACCTATGAAGAACGACACACATATAGACTTGACGCTATTGGTGAACTAGAAATTGGTGAGAACAAGACAGTTTACGAAGGTACACTTGATCAACTTTACAACAATGACTTCCGA